GGCTCCGAGGCCCGCGTCTCGAGCATCAGTCCGCCTGATGGCAGCGTCGAGGCGGGGCACTGCGCCGACTTCTACGACATGGCGCGCACCGAGCTGCTGGAGCCCGGCAACTGGAACTTTGCGCTGAAGCGCGCGCTGCTGGCGCAGACCACCAACTTGAGCACGGCCTGGGCCTACGCCTACGTCAAACCCTCCGACTGCCAGCGTGCGCTGCGCGTGCTGCGCCCCAACGTCACCGTGACCGTGTTCACCCAGGACACCGTCGGCGCACATACCGACGACCGCGACAGCGCCGCCTTCGACATCGAGGGGGATGTGCTCTACAGCAACGAGCCCGACGCGGTGCTGATCTACACCCGCGACGTGGTCGACACCAACCGCTTCCCGGCGAGCTTCACCAGCGCGCTGTCGTACTTGCTCTCGGCTTACCTGGCCGGGCCGATCATCAAAGGCAACGAGGGCGTGCGCGTCAGTGACGCCATGCGCCAACGCGCCATGAGCCTGGCCGACGTCTCTGCCACCTCGGCGGCCAACGCCTCGAGCGCTGAGACCGCGCCCACCTCGAGCATCTTGGCGGTGCGCGCATGAGCACGAAGTTCCTGCTGCGATCGTTCGCTGGTGGTGAGATCACGCCCGAGCTTGCGGGGCGCATTGACCTGACCAAGTACCAGACCGGCCTGGCACTCGCCCGCAACTTCATCACGCTGCCACACGGGCCCGCCGCGCGCCGGCCAGGCTTTGAGTTTGTGCGCGCTGCGGGGGACTCGACGCGCGCCGTGCGCCTGATCCCATTCGCGTTCAGTGCCACCCAAACCGTGGTGCTCGAGTTCGGGCACCAGTACATCCGCTTCCACATCGAGGGCGCGACACTGCTCGACCCGGGCACCGGCCTGCCGTACAGCATCGCCACCCCGTACCAAAGTGCCGACCTGTTCGACCTGCACCACGCGCAGTCGGCCGACATCATCACGATCACGCACCCGGGCTACGCCACGCGCGAGCTCGCCAGGAACGACGCGACCGACTGGACGCTGACTGCAATCTCGTTCGCCCCGCCGAGCGGGGCGCCGACCAACGTCGTAGCCACACCAACCGTGGCGGTCAGCACCAACCTGACACAAACCAAGTACGTCGTGACCGCGGTGCAGCCCGACGGCGTCACCGAGTCGCTGGCCAGCGCCAGCGTGAGCGCGCTCAACAACCTGACGCTCGCCGGCAACTTCAACACCATCACCTGGGACGGCGTCGACGGTGCCTCGCGCTACAACGTCTACAAGCTGCGCGGGGGCATCTACGGCTACATCGGTCAGGCCACGCCCTCGGGCGCCTCGCCTAAGACGATCGCCACCGCCACGCCGTACCAAGACGGCAGCGGTCTGTTCGGTACCAAGCGCGTGCGCGTGGTCACCAGCACCGCACACGGCTACTCGACCGGCGACCGCGTGCTGATCGCAGGCACCAGCTACTACGACGGGCTGTTTCAGGTCACGGTCGAAAACAGCACGACGTTCAACTACGCCAAAAAAGGCTCGCTGCTGACCGGCGTTGCGACCACCGGCACCGCGAGCACGCCCACGCTGTCCGTGGTCGACGACAACGTGCTGGCCGACACCACGCAATCGCCGCCCGAGGACATCATCGCGCTGAACAAAAGCGCCGGCGACTACCCGGCTGCCACCACCTACCACGAGCAGCGCCGCTGGTTCGCGGGCACCAACGGCAAGCCGCAGGTGCTGTGGGCCACGCGCACTGGCACCGAGGCCAACCTGACCAGCTCGATCCCCTCGCGCGAAGCCGACGGCATGGAGCTGCGCATTGCCGCCTCGCAGTACAACCAGATCCGCCACCTGGTGGCGCTCTCCGACCTGATCGCGCTCACCGCCGGCGGTGAGTTCCGCGTCTACGCCGAGGGCGCACCGGCCATCACGCCCACCAGCGTGACCATCAAGCCCCAGGGCTACTCCGGCGCCAGCAACGTGCAGCCCGCCGTCACCTCGGGCTCGATCCTCTACGTGCAGGCGCAAGGCTCGCGCGTGCGCGAGCTCGCCTACTCCTGGGAGGCCAACGCCTACCGCACCACCGACGTTTCAATCATGGCGCCGCACCGGTTCAATGGCTACACCGTGAGCCAGATGGCCTACAGCCGCGCGCCCGACGCCATCCTCTGGGCCGTGCGCAACGACGGCACGCTGCTCGGCATGACCTACGTGCCTGACCAGCAGGTCTATGGCTGGCACGCACACGACACCGACGGCGCGTTCGAGAGCGTGTGCGTGGTGAGCGAAGGGAACGAGGACGTGCTCTACGCGGTCGTGCGCCGCACGATCGGTGGCACCGCTTTGCGCTACGTCGAGCGCCTGCACACGCGCATGTTCACCGAGGTGGAAGATGCGTTCTACGTCGACTCGGGGCTCACCTACTCGGGCACGCCGGTCACGACCTTGAGCGGGCTGTCGCACTTAAACGGCAAGGTGGTCGACATCCTGGCCGACGGCGCCGTGCACCCCCAGCGCACGGTCACTGGTGGCGCGATCACGCTCGACTACGCCGCGAGCAAAGTGCACGTCGGCCTGCCGATGACCTCGGACCTGCGCACGCTGCCGCTGGCCATGGAAGGCGCCCAGGCTGCCGGCCAGGGCACCGTCAAAAACATCAACAAGGTGCACCTGCGCGTGAGCCAGTCCTCGGTCGTGCAAGCGGGCCCCGCGTTCAACCGCCTGCGCGAGTACCCGGCGCGCGCCGTCTCCGACCCCTACGGCTCGGCCCCCGCGCTGCGCGACGGCGAGCTCTCGCTCACCATCGACCCGAGCTGGAACCAGGACGGTGCGCTCTGCGTGCGGCAAAGTTTGCCGCTGCCGCTCACGGTGCTGTCGATGACGCTCGAGATCCAAAGCGGTGGTTGAGGTCCTGATCCGACCCACCGCGCCGGGCGACGCCGCCGCACTGTTTAGCAATCTGCGAGCGAGTGACTTGATCGAGTGCCGGGCCTACGGCCGGGGTGACATCGCCGCCGGCATCGCCTCGAGCGTGAACCGCTCGGCGCTGTGCTGGAGCGGGTTTGTCGACGGCGAGCTCGCCGCGATCCTGGGCGTCGCGCCCATCAACATGCTCACCGGCATCGGCTCGCCCTGGATGCTCGGCACGCCGGTGCTCGACGCGCACCAGCGTGTCCTTGTCCGCAAGACCCCCGAGTACATTGCCCGAATGCTAAAGGCGTTCCCCCACCTGGTGAATTTTGTGCACGCACAGAACACGACCAGCGTGCGGTGGCTGCGCCGTTTGGGGTTTTCCTTGAGCGAGCCCGTACCGTTCGGCGCCCTGGGCGAACCCTTCCACCGTTTTGAAATGCGAGCCTGACCATGTGTGAACCCGTAACACTCGCCGCGCTGGCCACCGCCGCCACCACCGCGGGATCGATCGGCGCCGGGGCGACCGTCGCCGGGGTTGCAGGTGCTACGGCCACCACGGCCGGTCTGACCGCGATGCAAGCCCTGGCGCTCGGTGCCACCGTCGGCGGCAGCGTGCTGTCGGCCACCTCCGCCTACCAGCAAGGCCAAGTCGCCAAGCAAACCGCCCGCAACAACGCGCAGATGGCCGAGGTCGCTGCGCAAGACGCCCAGCGTCGCGGCGAGGAAGACGCCGCCGCCGTGCAGCGCAAGGGCGCGGCGCTCAAATCCGCACAGCGCGTGAGCCTGGCCAGCAAGGGCTTGGACCTGAGCTACGGCACCGCTGCCGACCTGCAAGACCAGACCGACTTCTTCACCCAATCCGATGCCGCCACCACGCGCACCAACGCTGCGCGCGAGGCCTGGAGCACGCGCGCCCGCGGCCAGCAGGCGCTCGCCCTCGGCAAAGCCGACGCGCTCAACGCCAGCATGCAAGCCGCCGGCTCGCTGATCGGCGGTGCCGGGGCGGTGTCCGATCGCTGGTACACCTACACGAAAGGACGGTGAGCCATGCCCCAGGTTCCTGTCTACCAAGACCGCCAGGTCCGCACCGAGGCGCTGCGCCCGGTCATGCAACAAGCGCCCGACGTCTCCTCGGGCGCGCGTGCGCTGGGTCAAGGGCTCATGCAGGTGGCCGAGGCCGCCGACCGCATCGACCTGCGCGACGCGCAAGCCAAGGCCGCCACCGCTGAGTCGCAGATCACCAGCGAGTGGATGAAGTGGGACGCGGAGAACCGCAACAAATACCGCGGCGCCAACGTCGACGGCTACGCGCCCGCGGCCGAGGCCTGGTGGAAGAGTGCCGCGGAGAACGCCGGCAAAGAGCTCGACCCCCGTGCCAAGAGCCTGGCCGCGCAAAGCCTGCGCACCAAACAAACCCAGGCGCTCGGCAACGTGATGGTGTTCACCGGCGCCGAGAAAGAGCGCCACGCAGATGAGACCTACGCCGCCGACGTGGCGACCACGATCCAGTTCGGCGTGACCTCGGGCGATGTCGCCAGCACAGCCGTGCAGATCCGCGACAAGGCCGCCGTGCTCGACGCGCGCAAAGGTTGGACCACCGAGCAGGTGCAGGCCGAGGCCGGCAAGAACTTATCCGCCATGCACCTGGCACAGATCAGCAAGTTGGCCGAGCAGGACGCCACCAAGGCGCAGGCCTACTACGACGCCAACAAGGCCGAGGTGAATTTCCAGAACCAGGCCCGCGTCGAGCAGGTGCTCAAGGGCGAGCTCGACAACCAGTTCGCCACGCAGACCGCCGCCGCCATGGCCGGCAAGCCCTTGAGCGAGCAGCTGGCCGAGGCCGCCAAGATCACCGACCCGCAACGCCGCGAGAAGACGCTCACCCAGGTGCGCAACAACTACGCCCTGGTCAAGCAGGCCGAGCAAGAGCAAGAGGCCAAGTTCTCCGACCAGGCCTGGCAGCTGTTCAGCCGTGGCCAGAAGATCCCCGAGGCGATCCTCTCCGGCATGAACGGCCGCGAGCGCGCACAGCTGCAAGAGTCGCAGCGCACCCGCGCCGAGCGCCTGGCCGCTGGCACCCTGGTCAAGACCGACATGGGTGTGTACATCGATGTGCGCGAGAAGCTCGCCCGCGGTGAGAAGGTCGACCTGCGCGCACTTACCGAGAAGATCGGTAAGACCGAGATGGAAACCCTGATCGACATTCAGACCACCGCCAGCAAGGGCGGCGTCAAGCAAGACAGCATGCTGACCGACGAGGCGCGCATCAACGCCGCCATCGTGGGCCTCGGCATCGACAAGAAGAAAAACCCCGAGGCCGCGGTCAGCCTCACCAACGAGATCGACCGCCGCGTGCGCTCGGCCTCCGCAGCCAAAGGCGGCAAGGACCTCACCGCCGACGAGAAGCAAGGCATCGTCGATCGCGTCGTCATGGACAAGGTGTACGTGGACGAGTGGGGCACCGACCCCCAGAAGCCGCTGGCGCTCGTGACCCCTGAGGAAATGAGCAAGGCCTACGTGCGCGTCAACGGCAAGAACGTGCCGGTGTCGTCAGTCCCTCAGAGGGACCGCCGCCAGATCGTCCAAGCGCTGCAGGCCACCGGCCAAGCCCCCACAGAACAAGCCATCGTCGAGATGTACCTCGCCGGTAAACAGAAAGGCCCTGCTAAATGACGGATTACTTGAGCCTGGCGCAAGCCCGCGCCCCTAAGGCCACTGAAGAGCAGGACAACCCGTACATGCCTTTGGCGCAGCAGCAACAGACGCTGCAGCAAAACCGCGCCCGCACCGTGCTCGAGACCGCACTGCGCGACGACCCCGATCTCGCCGCCGAGCGCCTGCGCGTGTCGCAGACCTCGGGCGTGCCGCTGCGCGTGGTCGAGCGCAACCTCGATGAGCTGCGCGTCAAAGAGCGCGCGCGTGCGATTGACCTGGTCAACATGGCGCAAGAGTCGCCGGTGTTGTACCGCCAGATCACCGACCCGACGTTTGCGACCACCTCGGTCGATGACCTCGACACGCTGAAGAACCTCGAGCGCTCGGTCGCCAAGGGCGTGCGCTACGTCATGGGCGCCGACGGCAAGGGCGGTCTGCCCTCCGACCTGGTCGACGCCACCAAGACCGTCGGCCTCGGCGCCACGGTGGGTGTGGGCAAGATGGCCTTCGACATGGCCGGCACGGTCAACGACCTGATCGGCTGGCAGTCGGGCGCGCAAGCCGCGCGCGGCACGGCCAAGCAACTGCAGGGCGTGATGGACCGCTACGGGTTCCAGCCTGAAAGCAGCACCGGCGAGGCCGTGAAGTCGGGCCTGCAGTCGGCCGGTACCAACCTGGCGCTGCTGCCGATCGGCCTGATGCGCGGGCTCTACTCCACCGCAAGCCAAGCCGCCTCAACCGTCGCAGGCCTGATGGCCGGCGGTGTCGGTGCCGCTGCGTTCAACGAGGCCCGCGAGCAGGGCCGCAACACGCTGCAGGCGGGCGTCTACGCCATCCCCGAGGCCACGTTCGAGTACGTGTTCGAGCGCATCCCCGCCACCAAGCTGTTCGGTGACATCGCCAACAACACGGGCCTCCTGAAACTGCTGGGCCGCCAAACCCTGAGCGAGGGCTGGACCGAGCAGGTCACGACCCTGGCGCAAG